CTGGATGCGCTTGCCCGTCGTGTCGATGTTTTTGAGGTGCGCCGCGCGCGTTTGCCGCATGCGATCCAGATACTCTTGAGCCGTCCAAGGCATGGCGGCGGACACCTCCTTTCAGAACCGCGCGTTTGACGCGTTAAACGCGGGGTCTCGTCGTTCGACTCCCGGTGGGTCGAGGGTTTCCAGACCACGCGCTAAAGGGCCGACACGGGCCAAATTTCAGGCAATCAAAAAACGCCCCTCTCGGAGCGCTTCGAATCACACGAGCATTGCGGTCACCGCGAGCAGCACGAGACCCAGCACAGCCAAGCAGCCGCCGAGGCAGCCGCTGCGCCTCGCGGCCCGCCGCTCGGCTTTCATATGCTTTTGCGCAATCCTCATACCTTTCTTCCTGTCTCGGGCTGTGAGCTTCAGCGGCTTGTCCGCCCGCTGCTCTTTGATCTTCTCGCCGTAAACTTCGACGACGACTTTTCCATCATCCGTCGGTCTTGCCGTCACCGGCACCTTTGCGGATGCAGCTCGCTTTTTCGGCTTCAGCGAGTGCTGCGTGGTATGGCTGATTCCCGTCCCCGGTATGGAAGTTGTCGTTCTCACACCCCTCGGTCCCACACCAACCCGGAATCCCTTGACGCCCGTGCTGAAGCCCATGCCGCTCTTGCTTAAATTGAGGCGGGTGTTCTTACCCAACCTGATGCTCTTGTGTGCGCGCAAACCCATGATATCCCCTCCCATAAAAGTACTTTTGGGATTATCTTATCATGTTTGCCCGCTTGTATCAAGCTCCATCTGGGCGGCCGCCTCAAACCCATCGTCCAGCAGCTTCCCCTCCTGCACAATCTGCGTGAGCTCCGTGTCGGCGTCCGCCTCCGGCTGCCACTTGCTGATGTAGCTCTTGCGGCTGCGCACCTGCTGGGAGACCTCCTGCATGTCATTTTGCCGCTCGATCTCCTCGTCGTCCGGGATTGGATAGCGGTGGTCGATCGTCACCGTGTAGTCGATGTCCGGCAGCTGCGCCGTGCCGTAGATGCGCGCCATCCGAATCAGCGCGTCCGTCATCCAGATCAGCGCCGCGTCCCATGCGTTCCATTTCTCCTCGCAGCGGCTCATCAGGCCCCAATACAGCGCCTTCATGCTCTTGCCGCTGGTGACAAACCCCTTGAGCTGGTCCGGGCTCACGTTGGGCACGCTCAGCAGGTCGAACATATCGCCTTTCAGGCGGTCGAGCACGTGCTCGATGCGCGCGTCATACGCAAACTGGCTTTCCAGAATCTGCGCCGAAACCTGCGTGCCGCTTGCCGGATCGGTCTGCGCGTCCACCAGCGCGCCCGGCGCGATCTTGATCTTCTCCATCGTCGCCTCGGACGCGTCCTTGAAGACTGTCATCGGGAACATGGAAAAGCGCAGCGCGTCGTGGTCGTCGCTCCTCAGGCGGTTGTATTCGTCCTGATTGTCCCAAAGCTCCGCCACGTCGCTCTCGCCGCTCATATCGCCGGTCAGGCCATCGTTGATGATCACGTACACCGGGATGAAGTCAAGCCCCGTGTCGTCCTCGCTGTACGTCTCCTCGATCAGCACGCCGTTGCCGTCGTATACGCCCTCGGAGAGCAGGCAGCGCCCGTCCTTCAGCTCGTACTTCTGCCGCCAGATGCGCTGCTTGCTGCGATCCTCGCTTTCATTCGTGTGGTAAAAGAAGATCACCTTTTCGAGCTTGTCCACATCCTCCGTCGCCGTCTGATAGACAAACTCAAGGGAGGAGCGGAACTGGATCCCCAGCGGCCGCCCTTTGCCGCCCGACAGCTTGAGCGCCACGCGCTTCCCGATGAAGCAGTCCCGCGCGCCCTTGATGAGCTTGTCCGGCCAGCGCTGCCGCCGCAGCAGATCGGCCAGCCAGTCCTCAATCTGCGCCGCGCTGTCCGTGCTGCCGTTCTGCGCGGAAATCTTGATTTCCGGTTCGTTGCCCATCATGAAGCGGCTCTCCTCCTTGATGAGCTTCTTGATGAAGTTGGTCTTTTTGACCGTCGGCTCGTAGTCGAGGCCGTCCGTCTGGGGATGCCACAGCTGCGCGTCGCCGTCGTACAGCCCATACAGGCGGATGATCTCGTTCATCTCGCTCGTGACCTGGGGCCCCAGCAGCCCGGCCAGCTCCTGCTTGATCCACTCCGTGCTGCCGTATTGATACGCCTGCATTTACCTGCGCGCCCCCTTTCCGCTGCGGTTTTTCTTCCGCTTGCTCCTGTAGATGTGCTCTCTGTTGCCGTAGGCCACCGCGTCAATCGTGTGATCGTCGCCGTCCGGATAGTGCTCGATGGGCTTGCCGTCCCTGCCCCGGGCATACTCATAGGCGGCGAATTCCCGCGCGGCGTTCGGGCAGGTCACGGGATCGATGACGATCTGGTCGAGATCCCGCATCCAGTCGTAACCGTCCTGTCGGCTGTTGCGTCCCTTCGTCGCACCGGCGATATTGACACCGTAGGTCGTGCGCAGGTCGACGATCAGCTGTAAAGCAGCGTTGTCCGCTCGGATCAGCTCCCCGTGCCGGGCAATGCGCTTGCAGGCGGCGGCGATCTGCTTCGTCGTTATTTCGGCCTGGTAAAACTCCTCGTAGATGTACAGCGTCCGCAGCTCGCCCGCCTCGTAGTAGCTCTTGACGATGACGTTCGGGTCGACATAGCCGAAGTCCATGCCGATGTTCGGCTTGAGCTCGAAGCGCACGCGATCCGCCAGGCCGATGGGCTTGATCCTCACATTCTTAAAGACCGCGCCGCCCTCGCCCGTGCACTCGCCCAGATACGTGTGCCGATAGGCCAGCTCATTGCGCGCCTTCAGCTCCTCCGCGCGCTTGATGAAGGTGGGCCCGAGCCATTCGGGCGGCACCATCGTGTAGTCGCTGTGATGCACGTAGCAGCTCGCGGGCGGGTTTTGTGCCAGCTTGTTCACCCAGTTGTTCGCGGATTTGGGCGGGTTATAGCTGCACAGCGCGATGCCGCTCGGGCCGCCGCGCAGCGCAGAGTCGAGCACGTTGTCGATCTCGCCCTCGCCGTCGTACTCGTCCAGCTCCTCGAACCAGACATAGCGGAAGTAGCGCCGCCGTTTCAGCTTGATGGACTTGATCTTGCGCGGCTCATCGAGGCCGCGGAAGACGATTTTCTGCCCCGTGCGCGTGTTGACAACCTCCATCGGGCTGACGGTTGCCTCCCAGTGATCGGCGACACCCAGCGTGTCGATCGCCCAGAGCATCTGCTCGTAGACGGATCCGCGCAGCGTGTTGCCCACCTTGCGCAGCACCAGCGCGCAGGCGCGCTCGTCGTGCTCCAGCCCGCAGACAATCATCAGGCTGACCGCCGAGGACTTCGTGCTGCCGCGCCCGCCGCCCAGCAGGGCCTTGCTGTACGCGCCCGATTCCACGGCCTCGATCACCGCGCTGAAGCAATCCGCCATATTCTCGCGCATGCGCCGGTCCACGGCACAGAGCTCGCCCTCCGGGCGCAGCTTCTTGCCCATGATCGCCGCCAGCGCGTTTTTATGCTCCGCCATCTGCTCACCCTCTTTGACATCGAACGCGCGCCGAAATTTATCGAAAAAAGCAGACGCCGCAGCGCCTGCCGTGCATGCCTGGGGCGGCGCGTGCATCCTCGCGCCGCCCGTGAAACAGGGAAGAATCCATGGCCGCCTCCGCGGCTCCCGCGCCGCTTCGGCGGATATCGCCCGTTTTTGCAACGGGCATAGCTTCGCCCTCCGGCTCCTCGCTTGAGGGCTGGCTTTTCTGGGGCCTTGCCGCGCCCCGTGCTTTGATCGGGCCTGCCATGCGTGGGGATTGCTCAACCCGCCGCCGCGTCAGCCCTGCTTATTCGCTCACAAAGTCCGCGTGAATCGTGACCTCACGTCTGCCGCCCGGCAGATCCATCATCACCGTAAGGACGCCCTGCCGGGGATCCGCGCAGGTGATCTCGTGCGGTACATCCAGCAGCGCCCCCTCGACCACCCGCGTCACGCCTCCCGCGCGCACGGCCTTGGTGCCGGTCGTGCAGTGCCAGTAGAGCGCCATCAGGTTGCCCATCTGCTCCTCCGGGATCGGCTCGCAGGGCTCGCCGAGGATGCGCAGCACGCCCTT